GATCCCGGCGATGAAGCCGCGAATCTGCAGGATCGACCGCTCGATCCGGCCCGCCTGCTGGATCTGCGCCCCGATGGCCGCGCCCGTCCCCGCCGCAAGGCCCATCTTCGTCCGCACGGCCTCAATCTCGTTCTGCATCTCCGCGAGCTGGATCGCGGGACTGAACTCGCGGATGTCATCGGCAAAGTCCATGATGAAGCGGTGCATGGCCATCAGGCCGTCGATGGCCTTCTTGACCGCGCCCACGAGCATCCCGAACGCCGCCTTCGCCACGGCCAGGGCCGGGACGATGGCCCCTGCGATGGCCGTCCCCGCCTGGGACAGCGTGGCTCCCATGCTGAACCCGCCGGTCTTGTCCCCGCCGCCCGCAGCGGCGATGCCGCCATCGCCGGGGGTCTCGTTCACGTCGATGGTGATCTTGCCGAGGTCTTGCATGGTCAGCTCCACGCCATCTCAAAGGCGCACACGAAGGTCTCCGTGCCGCGCATCCAGCCCACGGCCTCGTCCACGGGTTCGACCTGCCCGCCGCTGCGCCAGGTCAGGGGGATGGTCAGCTTGCCGCCGAGGTCGTTCTGGATCAGGAGCGTCCGCAGGCCGTCGATGAACTGCTCGATGCCGTCGCTCCCGGCGATGCGCTCCGTGGCCCGGTTCGTGTTGTCCTGCAGCCCGCGCCACCAGACGGTGATGTTGATCGTGGCCTCAAGCAGCCCCACGCCGCTCCTCCAATGGAGCGCGTTGTCGCCGCTCGGGACGATCTGCACCGCGTACTGCGCGAGCATCTCGTCGCCGGGGCGCTCGGTCAGGTACACGGCGTTGCCGTAGCCCGACTGGAACATCCAGTCCTGGATCGCGTCCTGCAGGGCCAGCCAGATCGTCGCGTTGCTCTGGATGCTCATTGCCGCACCGCCTTCTCGTGCTGCATCTGCATCCTGACGCGGAAGGCAAGGTCGGCGCTGCCGGTCGCTAGCCGGATGGCCTGCTCCGCTCCCTCACCCGAGCCGAACGCGATCCCGATGGCCTGCGCCATCGCAAGGGTCTGCCGCGCCTCGATCATGGGGATGTTCTGCGCGAGTCCCATTGCCATCTCCGGGTCAAGTTCGGAGGGGAGCCGTCCGTAGGTCGCCAGGAACAGGGCGGCTCCCCGTGTCAGTTTCCCTGCGCTTCGACCGCCTTTGCGATGCGGACGAACACGGCGAACAGCACCGCATCCGGCGCATCCGCCGCCACCTCGGGGGTGCGGGCCATCTTGCGGATCGCAGCAGCCACTTCCTCGATGCCGGGTTGCTGGTCGGCCTTCGTGCCGATGGCCGCAAGCACCTCCGTCCATTGGAGGATCAGCGCACCCGTGGGGATCTCCACGCGGAACAGGAGGGGGTCGTTGTCGGAGTTCAGGTCGATCATGGTCAGGTTGTGAAGGTCGCGGCCAGCACGTTGGAGGCGTTCGGGATGGCCTTGAAGGTCAGCCCCATGCGCTGCTCGACGTTGCCGAACTGCGAGTGCGTCACGGCATCGCCCATCAGGTAGCAGCGGGCGAAGGTGTAGCCCGTCTTGCCTGCCGTGGTGGGGGTGATCTTGATCCCGAACACGCCGCCGTCGTTCACGAGCAGCCGTCCCACGGTGGCCTGGTACGCAGCGCCGCGCTGGTCGGCCAGCAGGTTGGCGAGGTACGCGGCATCCCACTTCACGAGCGTGGCCGTGATCGTGGCCGTGATGTTCTGCACGACCATCTCCTCGGGAGCCGCGCCGGATGCCGAGGTCTTGATCTCGTGGATGTTGTCCGTGTAGGTGATCTGCGGGAGGTTGTCGTTGTCCGTCATGCCGAGATCGACATACCCCGATCCGGTGTCCACTTGGATCATCGTTGGGCCAGCGACGAAGATTGCGGTTGCCATCGGTCAGCGTCCTTTCAGGATTCGTGCGAGTCCTAGTCTAATGGATCGGGCTATCTCGGCCCATTCCGTGTTGGTCGGAACGAGGAATGGGCGCTTCTGAACCTCCACGCCCTTCCACGCCATGATGAAGTCCTTGCCGCGTGTCAATCCCTCGGCGTTGGGGTTGCGCCCGGTCGCGTGTTCGCGCTTGCCCTTGCGCGTCAGCGGGATGAAGTTCGGCCCGCCGGTGCGGAAGCCCATCTCGTGGAAGATGCCGTAGAGCGCACCCGCCAGCGTCACCTCCACGCGGGTCGGCCCCACGAGCGCCGCCTTCGCCGTGATGCTGCGCTGTAGGTTCCCCGTGTCGCGCAGGGGCTGACCGCCCGCCCGGTACGACTCCCCGGTGAGCAGGTACTCGGTCACCTTCTTCGTCCGCACCCTGGCCTTGCCGTCCTTGCCCTTGACGGTCACCGTGACCGTGCGCTCCCTCGTGGCGCTCGGGATGACATCGGCAGGGGGCTTGCGCTTCGTCCAGAACTGCCCCGTCACGGGCTTGAGCGGCGCGAGCTGCGATGCCCGCCCGCCGTCCCCCCGGCCCTCGCTCCTGGCAATGTGGGCCTTCGCGTACCGCTGGATCGACATGGCGATCCCGTCGCGCACCCGTGGGTCTCGGAGAGCCTTTGCCACCCGGCGCTGCCACCCGTCCCATTGCGGGCGCACGGGTCAGCCTCCCGGCATCGTGTTCGGCTTGCGCGGCGGGAAGAACATACTCGTGGACACGCCGTTGTAGTAGGCGTAGGTCTGGAGCGGGGTCGCCCGCACCTCGGGCAGGCCCGCGTCCGCAGCCTTCTGGAGCGCCCCGAAGATCATCTTGCCGTCCCGCAGGGCTTCCAGCATGGAGTAGGCCCGCTTCAGGCGCTCGTCCACCGCCGGGGTGATCTTCATCGCCCTGCGCTGGAAGAGGAACTCGACGGCCAAGGCCACGACGATGCCGCGAAGCACGGGGTCGCTTGCCGCCGAGAGGGTGGTCAGGTCGGTGTCGGTGTAGATGCTCCCGACACGCGCATAGGCCTGGACAATGCCCGAGGCCTGCTCGATGGCGTAGGCCGTCACCGGGTTCGCCCCGAGCATCGGAGTACCCTGGTCGCTGCACAGTTGCGCGATCACCTGTGCGTCGATGGATGCTTCCAGATCGGCGTAGGTCGCGTAGGACGGCATTGCAGCTCCCACGGCGCGGGAAGGGCAGAAGCCGAAGCCCCTGCCCTCCCGTGCCGATTAGGCGGGATCAGGCGGTCACGTCGGCAACCAGCACGCCCGACACGGGGGCAACGACTTCCGCCGTGCTGTTGTCAATCACGCGGCCTTCGATGCGGCGATCCTTGGGATCGTCCCAGTTCTCGACCGTCATGTCCTCGAACGCGAAGATCTGGCAGGTGGCGAAGGAGGTGCTGCCCTCCACGCCGACCAGGCCACCCGGACGGCTCACGAAGACCGCCGAGTCGCCGTAGACGAAGGAGCGGGTCGTGCTGGCCGCGCCCTTCTTCGTCGTGACCTTCACGCTGTCATCGACCACGAGCTGCACGCCGAAGAGGTTCGGCGGGAGGCCGTACTTGGCGAAGGTATCCGAACCCTGCAGGAAGGGAAGGGCAGCGGGATAGTTCTTCACGTAGTCACGAACTTCCGCAGTCTGCGAGAGCGAGTTGGCAATCGTCGGGCTAATCACCATCATCACGTCGATCTCGCCACGCACCGCGCCGCCTGTGGCAAGAGCAATGCGCTGCAGGGCGGTCTGGATGCCCTTCTGGATGTTGTTGCCCGATGCAGCCGTCCACGCGCCACCCGAGATCGCCGTGCCGGTGGCGTAGTAGTTGCCCACCGCGTTGAAGGTCGCGGAGGTGGTGAGCGCGGTCGCGGTACGCATGGAGCGTGCCGTCATGGCGAGCTGCGCCTTGGCGCGAGCGTGCTGCGCCACAACGTCCCACGCGGCCTGCTTCACGGTCTCGTTCGGGATGTAGAACGGGTACGCGAAGCGCGAGCAGGTGAACGACACGAAATCGTGCTCGTTCATCTTGCCGACCGGGCGGTCGTTGCCGAGGGGCCAAGCGAACTCGTTGATGTCCGTGACTCGCACGTTGTCATCCGAGTTCAGGCGCAGGTAGTAGCCCGTCATCTGGTTGACGGGGACGATCTGCGCGTACTTGGTGATGGGAAAGGTGTTCACCGCACGGGTGAACTCGACCTGAAGAGCGCCCGTTGCGAGGGCGTTGGTGGACGGGACGTAGGTGTTGAGCCCGCCGCCGACAGTCACGTAACTCATGGCTTGACCTCCTTTGGGTCAGTTGGATCAGAGTGCCTTGGTCGCCGGGAGGCGGTACGCCCAGAAGATCTGCCCGCTGGCAGCAGCCTCAAGGGCAACGAAGAGGGGGACGTTGCCAGCGCCCGCAGCCGTGATGGCCACGCCAGCCGTGGAGGCGATGAGGCCGAGACCGGCGGTGATGTTGCCGCCCGCCTCGATCTGCACGCAGTTAGACGGCTGCAGGCTGATCGGGTCGCCCGAAGCAGCATGGACGGACGAGTCGAAACGCTTGGTCGAGCCGTCCGTCACGCCGACAACGTAGTCGGCGGCGGCGGTGGAGGCCACGCCGGTGAAGGCGTTGGTGTCCATCTTGACGATGCGGTACGGATTGATGTTTCCGCCCGCGACGAGATTGGGAGAGAACTGAAGCATGGGGTGATTCCTCCTAGTGGATCACTTCTTGATGCGAGCGTTGATCGCCT